GGCCCTAAACACAATTTGATTTCTCCCAAGGAAGCGACATAATACTTGACCACCAACGGACGATTATTTCCTAAATACATTTCCAAATGCGAACACAATGGCGTACATTTAATAAACTGCGACAACGATTTTAGCGAAAATTCGCCCTGGACAATAATATCCGCACTCGGTTTTTGGATAAACTCCATATTCCCATCCGACTCCGAACGGTATATCCGCGACGACGCAAAATTGCCTTCACACGAAAATATCAAATCGTTGCCCACCGAACGGATTTCAATGCGGTCAGACAATCCATTCATATCACGAATGATTTTCTGAAAATCAGAAGTAGGTAGGTTAATAATGGTGGAATATTCCACATCCGGAACTGCCATTTCATCTGTATCCGGTTCAATCAAACGCAACTTGTGATTATAACACTGCTTAATGTCTCCATTATCATACTGTAAACCCAAATGCGACACAACCCCATCATGATAATCCGATTTTTCAATATACATGGACAGCGTATCATCGTCGGACATAGTGGAAATAACCTTAAAAAGGTGGAGTGTATTCGCACACACGATAATCTTCTCCGGTCCGCAAACGTATTTCTCAAATTTTTTAGCCTTTAGCGCAATATCCACCAAGATGGTATGTGTTTTATCGAAATTGAGTATTTTCATATCGTCTTTCGTAAACGTAATCGTGGCATCCGTAAGTATATCCTTGATGGCCGTAATCATATTACGTATGGGTTGAAGTTGAATAGTTTTTATAGTTAATACGTTATTTTCTTCATCCATTTTGCGCGTTTATATTTGGATTTCCCGGACAACCTTTTATATTGTATTCGTTCGTATATATTTTGTTCTCCAATATCGCAACACATAAACCAACATAAAGTATTGTGTGTATGTAAATACACACACGCACGCACACATATCATGCGTTTGGTATCCTCCGCCCTCAACTATGTTATTCACGCCAGTCGGAAATACGGAATTGATGAAAGCCATTCTTTAGGACATAGTTTGGCAGTTTTAGATAATGCCTATGAAATATTCAATGCCACCGTTTCTCATCATCCGCAACTCAACCATCAGCAGGATATCATACAATGCGCTTGTATTTTACACGATATGTGTGATAAAAAGTATTTGAATGAAGAAGAAGGAATTAGAGAAATACGAAAACATTTAGGAGAAACGTTGCCTTCCCATAAAATCGATGTGGTGTCAGCAATTATACAATCCATGTCGTATTCCACTGTGAAGGCGCGTGGTTATCCGGAGTTGGGGGTATATCAGACTGCGTATCACGTGGTGCGGGAGGCGGATTTACTGAGTGCTTACGATTATAACCGTGCGGTCATGTTTCATATGTTGCGGAATGGGAAATCGTATCCGGAGGCGTTAGCCGACGCGGACGAGGTTATGAAAAAAAGGGTACTTAGATATGTTCCTGACCGATTGTTTGTAACCGAATTTTCCAAATACAAATCTCGTATTTTACATTATCGTTTATTGGAATATTTAGAGAAACATCGCGGACGGGATTTTAGTAAAGTTATTCACATACAAGATAAACAATAAAAAAAGGTTTTGTTTTTTGGTTTTTGTTTGTTTTATTTTTGTTTGTTTCATTTTTGTATTATTTTGTTTGTTTTATTTTGTGTTTTGTGCTTTCATTTCTTTTTCATTTATTTAGGGCATTTTTGCGGGACAGCACGTCGCACTAGGATTGTAATCTTACCTGTTTCTAGTCGCTCCATAACCGGCTCCATTTCTCCGTGATACTGTTGATAATCGTCAATATCTTCATCGGGTTCTTTTTCGGCATTCAACAAGTCAAACGCATTTTTGCCTGTAGATACTCTGATATTTACAGGAACTCCCATATCAATCAACCGCAACGCGACGTCCGGTACTCCGCAATAACACGCCCAATAAAAGGAACTGATGTTATCTTTAGGAGTGATATAATCCACCCTTGCCTTTCCTGTATCCATCATAGCTAGCGCCAAATGTTCTTGTCGGTAAAGACATGCCGTCATGAAAGCGGTGTATTCACTTTTTTCATCCATTTCTTTGTCCCATTCTGGGTGTTCAATCAACAAACGTTCACATTCTTTCTCATTCCACTTCTTCTCTCCTTTTGCTAGAATTGCTTGTATCATTGTTTTGTCGTGTATTATAATTCGTATTCCAGTATTTGTCTTTGTTACCATTCTCATGAAATATATTTCAATTTTTTTATCAAAAGGAAATGTTGTCTCCTTTTGATATTTTATATGTTTTATTGTCTATACTCTAAATACTTACCGGACAGGAGGGGATATGGGAACCTTGGTTCCCATACTTGGTTCCCATAGTAGTTAAATAATAATATAACTTCTTCGGCTCCATCATACACACATACTCTTGAACCACACGGAAGGTAATCGGTTTTCGCGGTGGCGTTTGAACAGAGGGCAAAAACACCTCGTGATGTAGTTTGGCAATATGAACGAAATACCGCTTCTCAATCGGCGTCTTAATCTGTTTCACGTAATACTCCACGTAGCCAGCATACACCGCCTGTATGAACCCATACAGTACCCCCTGGAAATCATAAAACGGTCCCTGGTATTGTGGAAACGAATATAGGAACGCATCTACTTTTCCTGCCTGCATCAGTTCCAAGAAATGGTAAAACAAGTTGGGATTGTTTCCGCGCAACTCCTTCGTCGCCACATAATACGGATTTTCCACTGAAAATCGCAATCCGCTGTGAATATCGGTAAAAGCAAATCCCATCAGCCATTGGTTGCGATAACTGAACTGACTGTAGTGCATCTTATAATACATATTATCTGTATCTGTTTCTGCCCATTGGCTTATGATTTCGGACGCGGCGGAAATGCGGGCTTGTCCCCATTCGGTAGGCAAATACAGAATATATTCATCAAACCATTTTCCGAACAATTCCTTGATTGCGTCCGAATGGGCATTCATATATCGCACTCTGGGTGGATGGTTCCATTGCTGTGCTTCTGTGTCAAACACACAATCCGTCCCTTCGGGTGTATGGTGTATCAGCTCAAACGCACCGACTAAATACAATGCGGGAGAATGGACCGGAAACACAATATGATTTTCGGGGTGTTGTAATACAAAACTGTAGCATAAATGTTTAGGCAAATCGCGTATCAGTGTTATGTCGTTGATATCGGGGGTTCCCTCTCCCAACCGCACACAATGAGATGGAAACGCATCCAAAAACATTTGGCGGAACGTCTTTTGTGTATTGTCCGAATTGAAATATTGAGTGCGATAAAACCAACAGTCCGCGCCCACATTTTTACGTGTCGCGATTTCCCAACGCTCGCCGCGGGGATCGTAAAACAGGTTGATCATCGTTCCCTCCACCATCTCATCCAACATAAATCGGGTGTGGTTTCCACTAGACAATTGGTCGAGCACAGTTTTCCACCAAACCACCGGCTGGCACGGTTGTCCCGCATCCGCCGCGTCGCGGTCTACCAAATGAGATACCGTGTATCCATTGGAAACATAATCCGACGAGGTTAACGCGGTCCATGGTGCCACACACAACAATCGGTGGGTTTCGGGGTCAACAATAACCGAACGGTATTTCAGGTGGTATAAATCCGCAGGTGTAGTTGCTCTGCGTTCCGACAAGTTCGATTCAATGTCGTCCTCCAGTTGGTCGTGTTCGGCGTTGCCTGATGTTCCTTCGTGTGTCAAAACAGAATATTTCAGTTGTGAATGTTTCGATACACAGTGTTTGGTATGAACACCGTCTGGCAATAGAACCGTATCCAGTTGGTTTGAAAAAGTAAATAAATCACAGTCTGTATTCGTGGTCATGGTTATCAGATATTGATCGAACAAAAAGAATAGTATACAAGTATTAAAAAAGAGCAGGGATAGTCGGCGGAGCCGGGTATGTACTGAATATACTGTGTATGCCTTTATGTCGTTTTAGTATTCTGTTTGTCAGCCGTCCAGTGGGAGAAACGGATTATTTAGACGTGTATTATATAATCGCAATAGTATAGAATGTCGCTACCAAATGCGAATACGGAAGAAAGAAATATAGAAAACACAACCATTTTAAACACATCCGGTAATTCTCCCGAACCATCGCCTAAAATGAATGAAACAGTTCCTGAACCTGGAGCCGATATGGCAAACCCGGCCACTTTTATCATTGAATTGGGAGATATCATTGAAATCAACGCATCCAATGCCGACATTGACGAACAGGTGTTTTACGTGTTGTATGTAGACAAAGAAAGTATGCGGCTGTTCAATGTTGCCACCCGCAATATTGTTTCTATTCAAATCGGTTTAGATGGAAAATTGAGCGACGAGTCCATTCATCGTATTTCTCTGTTAAATCGAAGCGAAGAAAAGGGGTTTGCCAGACAAAACCGTCTTCTCCCAAAAACATGGATAGATATTCATTTTGGGGGAGAAATTCCCGCTATCCTCACTGGTGAAATAATGAATTTGGAAGAGGATATGATAGAACTAATGACCTTTCCCGATATGAAAACCATTTATATTGATTTTGCGTATAAGGGTATTCCTAAAGAACTGCCGATTGACCGTATTGTCATTCGCGACAAACCCGCGGGAATGGGCGCACATACTATGTCTGAAATGGGCGAGGCAGCGGCCGACGATTACGACGAATTGGTGGAACAAATCTCTATAGAACAAACCGATTTGGGAGAAACCATCCTAAATATTCCGCCGGGGGTAAAACCGGAAGAAAACTTCCGCGAAATCTTACACAAAATGTATGTCCAAGCCAGCGATATTTTAGAAGAAGAATTGGGAGAAATAACACAAATGGTGGAAGTATCCGAAAAACAAAAACGATATACGGTTGAATTACAGGTCGCCGACCTGACCGACCAACTGTTGTCGAAAATACCCGACCATAAACGGACCACACGTGTATTAGATAACATTCATCATTTGACATCGCGTTTTGTCCAACTCCGTAATGAATTCTCCCTTTTTGATGATACAGGAAATGTAGTAGACGCCAAACGCGTGGGCGGATTGTATAAACCGGTGGTGGACAACATCTTGAATTTGGATAGACAATTACGGTGGCTGGTCCAAGTGGTGGCAAACAAACGCAAATTGTATGTCGCGGAACCCAAAATGATGGATGTAGAAAATACAGACGCAACGGAAGAACTGTTGGCGCTTCAGGATATTCAGAAGGAATTTTCCGACAAGGCGGCATTGGGCGAAGAAATCAAATACTTAAAAATGATGTCGGCGATGGATGGAAACATGAACCCCATTCTCCCTCCCAATACAGAAAATTATAGACACGCACTCATGAGCAAACACCAACGTGTTCAAACATCCTTGGATTGTATTGTTCAAAACCTTGAACGGTTCCGTAGTTCCGTGGTTCATGAGAACCGCATAACTACACATCAATATGTTATTCAAAGATACTCTTTGGGAGAAACGCGAAATGCGGATAAAACGCTGCGTTCTGGACGCAGAGTGGTGGTCAAACAACCTGTCTCCCTAAATGATGAAATATTTGTTCAATCTGTATTGATGTTTCCACAAACCGTGTTGGAATATTCCAAAACACAATTGCCTAGCACCAACATCCTACGTCGATCTGAATTGGCCCATACACACTTTTATCCCTCTCTGGCGTTGCGAACACAGAAGGCAATACAAACACAAGTGGTTTCGGATTTAGAGAAAGAACTGGATTACGAAGGAACGGATGTGAATGCGAATACAGATACAAATACAGAATTAGAAGCGGGTGTGGGGGAGAATACTACTATTCCGTTTTTAGAAGGAATACAACATTATGTATTGGATGAAGGAATTCAAATAGAAGGTGAATTGACATTTGAAAAGTTTTTGAATGTTATTTTGCCTAAAACGCGAATGTTTATCCGTTTGTTGCGAAAATATGTCAAGAACGAATTTTCGTTTCATGGAATTATCAAAGAATTGGAACCCTACGGTATTTTAGCAAAACACCTAACATTCTCCCATTATTTGGAAATAAGATACTATATCAAAGAACAAATTAAGGAACACAAGAAGGTGCTGGCGACCAATACCAAAGCCTATTTGGAATACATTTCCGCCACCGCATCCAATACGGTTCCAATGAACCGGATACAGGAAGTATTTAAAGAACGCACCGAAATGTTGGAATGGATGCGGGATGCATACAAATTCTTATCATCGCATCGTGAAGGGGAAGGCGACATACAAGAGGCGAATTCTCCCACTGATCCTTTTCTTTCTGAAGAGAAAAAGGGAGAAAAGGTGGGTGTACAAATATCTTCACAAGAAATGTTGAATACGATCTATGAAAAAGACGGCGCTCAATTGTATTCCAAAATGGTAAATTATTTGATGTTGTCGCTTATTACCCCCGACAAAATACTGGATGTATTGGCCGCTCCACAATTGGACGATTTGTCGGAGGCGGAAAGGGTCAAAGCAAAAGATTGTGCGGTGCGTGTATTGGCCAAGAAATATACCTCTATCTCCCTATTACAGAAAGATAATAATACATCGGAGGTATTTTTTGACAAGGCATATGACGATACGCCCTATAAATTGCTAGACAAGTACAAACAAGAACGCAAATCCAAAACCCCCGACCATTTCTTAGAATACTTAGAAGAAGTGTTGATTTCCAAACACGATTGTCCGCCATCGCAAGCCCCCGAATTGGCGCGAACATTGGTGGCGGGCAAACGCAAAGTGGAAGAGGGGCATTTTGCGATAGCTACTATTCGTCCGATGCCTTCTCCCGAAGTGGATGTTTCTAAATTGAGTTCAAAAGAAAAAGAGGATTTGGAACATGAAGCCGAACTGCGAACACGGATACAGTATTACAAACGCGTGGGCGACAATTGGATACACGATACTTCTGTTTCCGACGAAACGTTCTTAGATACCAACCAGATTTTTTGTAATGTGAATGCCGGATGCAATTATACGGATGCCGCCGCGCCGGCAACGGGGGAGAAATGTATGCCGAATTCGATTGCGGAATTGCGAATGCGGAATGCCTCCCAAAAACGTCTTTTACAGGAATTGGATAACCGGTATGAACTTTCTGTGGAACAAATTGAAAAACAGTTGAGCGACAGCATTGTGTTTCTGCGACGTCAAATCCGAAACAGTCTGATTTTGCGCGAAACCCAACTACACAAACAAAACGATATCTGTGTCGCGTTAGGCCAACAGTTGTTGCGTCCCAATGAAGAAATTGCGGTGAGCCCCCATTTGCGATTGCGCGATTTGATTTTATCACAAGCCGATTTTATTAAGAAACAAAGCGATATTGTGCGATTTGTGGAACTCTTTACCCGCGAACCGATGAAAGCCCTGAATGAAGAAGATACGTGGCGATATTGTAAACAAACGAATACCAAACTGTTTCCGTATGCGCACTATGAGTTGGCCAAGACGTTCTTGTATACTCCTGAACAATACACTATCAAGTTAGATATCCTATGTAGGGAGAATGGGAAAAAAGAGGATAATATGATTGTGGATAAGGCCAGTGGATGGGTATTGAAATATTTGGATTTGGAAGTGGAGGAGGAATACGACGAGGCGGGGTTCAAAATCAAAACACACGACATTATGGAAACCAGTTTAGAAGCCATTTTGATGGAAGCAACCGCGGCGAAGAAAGATAAAGTATTTGAACACCCGGATACACAAAAGGTGTATAATATCTTTTTGACCCTTTCCACCAATTTAGGAATAAAAAAAGATGCGATTGAAGGGGGGATAGAAGATTTCGTATTACGTGTCTCCCTGGAACTGATTAACAATAAAAACGCCGTGGTCATTCCCAGCGAACAAGCCTACCAAAAACGTCTGGAAAAAGAAAAGGAAAAACAACGCAAAACGACGCCACCTCCCTACGAGATGTATCGCGACGAGTTGATTATTATTATTGTTTCTGCCACCACGTTGGTGGCCATACAGACGATGATACCCTCTTTCAAAACCAACATTACTTTCCCCGGATGCGTTCAATCATTCGGCGGGTATCCCATTGAAACGGGCATGGAAAATACCGCGGGTATCAAATACATTTCTTGTGTATTGGAAAAAATACGGGGGTCGCATTCCAAATTGTGGAAATCCGTTGCTACCCTAAAATCGGATGCGTTCGAAAAACGGATAGTGAAAATCGTTCAGGATTTTTTAATGACCCGACAGGATATTAAAAACTTGTATATTCTCAAACGTGAGTTTTTGGTATTACACCCCGACGAAGAAATCGCCCCCGACGCAAACGTGAGCGGACGATGGCCTCTATTTCAGCCTCCGATGGTTCCTATCCATATGACGAAAACTATTCAGGGTATTTCTGCGGACTACGAGGGAGAATTATGGAGTGCGATGCGGAATGGAAACAAATCGCAACACCAAATGTTGGATGTATTGAAAACCAAATTGTTAAAACATTCATATGCTATCGTAGAAGCCATCAATCATGTTATCCAAACCAAAGATGCGCTGTTTCTGACCGCATCTAAAAATCCTTACCTTCAAAATGCGTGTTGTAATGAAGACCCCGCCAAAATACATCCCATTCAGTATTTCATTGGGGAGAATGCGAACATAGAAACATACATCAAGAAATCCGTCAAGATGGCGTCGTTGTTGTATACCGCCAACAGCATTACTCGCGGAGATATGGTGTATCACGAACCCAATACAGCCAATGTATATCCGGTATTACCTAACGGGTTGGATGTTGTTTCGGTATATGAAGCGTTTATTCATTATTGCCGGTTTGACAGCGATGTTCCTATTTCTCCCGATATTATTCCGGTGTGTAATGATAAACCGCGCGATTATGACCGCCGATGGTCCATCGAGGAAAAAGTGGATTTCTTGAAACGCAATGGGCGCAATTATACTGTGGAACACCTCCACCAACTCATGCAAGTCGTCAACCGCCGGAACTTGTTGCCAGAAGTGTATCAACGTGAATTTTCCGCCATTAACCGTTTTAAAGACATTTTAGAACATTTAGAACTGAAAAACTCGGTGGTCATTGAAGAACCCGTTCGTGCGAAATTGTGGGAGGTGCTGAAACACTATAACACAAATGTCATGGTATCGGCAGAAACAGAAAATGCGCTGAATGATGCCTTGCGCGAATTCAAGAATGCGTTGTCGCGTTCTATCTCCCGAATGGTGAAAGAAATATTGGATTTTATCGATAATTATGCGGGGGTTTCCAACAACGAGTACAATAAATTGGAAACCTTTTTGCGCGAAATAACCAAATGGCAGTTAGACGATGCTTCCAAGACTAACACACGTGAATACACACTGTATACGATACATCAGTATATCAAAAACGAAATTGTGTTTATGTCTAAAACTGCGCCGTCGATCATGACCAACGGGGGCAATTTTACCACCATTCCGAAACACTGGAACTTGTCGCTACTTCATAAGGGAGATATCTCCCGATTTGTAGAAGCCAACAACAAACGTTTGAATGCGTTCTCTAAAAATCCGTTGTTATTGCCTGTGTTTCAAACGGTTCGACCCGCATTACAGGAAATAGTGGAATTCATGGAAACTATTCCTGTATTTTCTCCCATTCATAAATCGGGAACCACGTTTTATTCTTTGTTTAGCGTCGAAACCGTTCATTTACTCAACCAGTATTGCTGGTATTCCGTGTTTTACGAATACATTATGGCGGCAAAACGACCCGATGCGGTTCCGATGGAAACACGCACCGCACAACGTCAACCTTTTACGGGAGCACAGGAAAAGTTATTGGAAGAATATTTTGGAGAAGGTTCCGGTGTATATGGTTTAGACGTGGACCCGGAATTACATGAAATAGAAATCGTGGCGGGAGACCGCACCGAATTGTTCAAACACGTGGCTAAACTGTTGGTGGTGTATTTGAATATGGGACAAACCAATAAAAAAATGATGGATATTCCATATGCGAAATTGGAATTGGGAGTGGGGGTAACCCAGAGTACCGAAAAGAAGAAGATAACGGACTTTTTCGGAAACATGGAGAACGACGAACGCCGGATACAATATCAAATGAAACAACTGAAATTGGGAGATATTTGGTCGGAGGGTTTGCGCAAGAGTATTTTCGAGTATGACGGGGAGGTGTATGACAAGGCGCGCGAACAAACGGAACAGTTTTTTGTGGCGGATTTAAACCAGTTTGGTATTGAAATCAACGGAATTAACAATATTCGCGCACAAGCGGGGGCGGAGGAAGGAATGACGGCGGAAGAATTGGCGGAATTGGAACGCAGACAGGCGGACGAAGAATATGATGCGGAGGCGAATGATATACGGCAATTACACGGTGGGTTTATGGATGGGGTCGTATATAGCGAAGATGAGGACGAAGATAATGATGAGAATTGGGAGAATTGAACACTATATTATCGTCTTTCAACATATAGAAACAGCAACCAAACAAAATAATGTATAAGAATTTCGTTCGTGTTCATAAACTCAATATCGCCGTGAGTTTGTTTGTGGTACTGTTTTCCATTGTCCATATTGCCAAACCGCCGTTGTTGTATACGAAAGAGGGCGGATTTAGACAATTCGGGGTGGGCTACAAACACAAAACGGTGGTTCCGATTTGGATAGTGGCTATTTTGTTGGCGATTTTGTGTTATTTAGGCGTTATGTATTATTTGATTTTTTGGTAGAGGGAGAATACCGAATGTTATTGTGTTATTGTGTTATTGTTTATTCATATACGATATTATCCTATATGAATAGTCTTTTCCATATATATAATTTAATACACACGACATAAGCATGTTTGGAACTGGATTAATGAGTATTGGTATGAGTGGTGGTGGGGGAGGTAAAATAGATACCAATCTCCCGAATTTAATTGAACCACAAGCAAAGAATTACTTGTTTCATACATTGACAAAATGCCATGAGATGCGTGTCAAATACAATACGGTCATACTCAATATCGGCGTCTTTTTAGCATTCGTGGCGGTGTTTGGAGGCATTCTGTATTATTTGTATAAAACGAAATCCACGCCCCAACAAAACTACAATAAGATGATGAAAGACCAAGAGTATATCTTGTCTAAAATCCGATATTATCAAGAACAGAAACAGAAAATCGATGCGGCTGCCGCACAATCCGCATCGGCTATAACCGACCTCCCCATTTTGCCGAATGTAATGGGTTTAGGTGTATAGTATAGTATGTTGGTTGGATGAATGCGACTATCGAGTGGCGTATGCTTTCGGTATATAGAATATATCGGATATTTTATATACCGTGTTGGGGAGAATGAACTTGTTGTGTCAGAAAAGAGAACAAGTATTACGTGAAAACAACACCGCGCAAACGGAATTGGAAGGAATGTTGGAAAGTATTTCTCCCACCGTTGCCGAATTAAATATAACCAAACCCCTAAGTGGCGAATTGGATTTAACTGTATTAGAAGAAAGAGGATATACAAAACTCAAAAGTATTCGATTTGAACCCAACGATGGGAAACAACAACAGGGAGAAATAACGTCCGTAAAAAACATTCCGTTGGCAATAAAATACTTTTCTTGTGTCCGGCAACTGCTGGCGGACATGAATTTATGGATGCCATCGGTGGAAGAATTGCATTTAGAACATAACTGTATATCGTCGTTGGATTTAAAAACGTGTATGCGTTTGAAACGCCTGTATGTTGGACACAATCAAATAACGGAACTGAAACATATCCCGAGTTCAATAGAAGAAATATATGCCTCCCATAATCGCATAAAAACGCTGGACTTAAAAGAGTTGCCCAATTTGCGTGTATTACATTGCGCGGGAAATCCCAATATTGTGGTGTCCAATATTCCGCGCACCACTCTGGATTTAGTTATGGACGAGACGGACGCTGAGAAACGCTATGTGGAAGAAGAAGCGGAAGACGATGAACCCGTCGGAAAAAGTGTGGGCGTCGGGTCGGATGAGTTTGTACGCGATGGTTCGTCTGCGATGGAACGGAAATATGAATACAAAGAAGCGGTGCGTGAATATTTTAAATTAAAAACCAAATACGAAAAGAAGGCGCGCGAACAACGGACGGCGGCGTATGAACAGGGCAAAACGTTGAAAGAAAAACAACGGAGAGCAAAAGAAGTGGTTCCGGAATGCGTCAAATGTAGACGTAGAGTAGGAACGATTTTTGAACAGACCAAAACACAGTATGTGGCTATTTGTGGAAGCAAAACGGCGCCGTGTGGGTTGAAAATAGACCTGTTTCGGGGAGATTACGATAATTTAGAATGGTTGCTGGACTTGTATGGCGAAACAATAGAAAAAATGAAAACGGAGATGATGTGTCAGAAACTAGATACACTGTTTCACTATATCAGCGAAGAAAAGTCGGTCAAGATGTTCAACCAAAAATTGGAGGAGTATAATTCCGACGGGGGATTTTACAAGAAACTGTCGGAAAAATACCGGGAGCTACACGACAACGAATACAAACGCGAACTGCGGAAACAGAAAATCGACAAAATATACAAACTCAAATATGCTATGGGTGAATTGCGCAACGAGTATTCCCAGACGGGGAACCGCGAAGTGCTACATGCGATTATGCGAATATATAAGGAGGAGTATATGCCGGAAATCCTAAACCTCCGCCAAGTCGAATATGAAGTTATGGAAATGGTTTCGATGAACACTCACTTTGAATTGTTTCAGCGCGACACCAAAATGTCGTCGTTGGATTATTTGTATGGCAAACCACCGGCGGTAAAGGCGTTTCAAGTGTAGGTATTTTGTGTTATGTAGTGATAACATAAAATAAGGTAGGGTATAAAAAGAAGATGTATGAAGTCATTTAGCATTGGTTAGTATTAGAAACTCCGTCCCAGACAACATTGGCGAAACGTGCCCACCGCGCTTTATTACATAACGCGCTTCCTGTGTTTGAACCATTTATCTTTAACCCATTCCAACTTGCGTCGGATACGTCCATTAAACTATCGCTACTACCACTATTAGTTATAACACTATTAATATCAGACGCATAGGTACCTGCTGTATCAATCTGATTCGTTGGTGCGCTACCTTTGTAATTTAAACTGCCGGCATTCTTTTTGTCAGAGCCTGAAGGAACTTTACATTTCCCTGAAATATCGATTTCCCAGTAATCGGGGCATTTGCTTTGGGTGGGTGGAAAAGCGTCTGTTGATTTTGTGCTATACAATAAAACACCCACGTAAGTTAACGATAAAATCAAAATAACGGCGGCAATGATACTAACTGTTAGATAAAAAGTGTCTTCCATATTGTCTTTTGAATAGTTATGTATATATATCTCCCATAAAAATGTTCCTGTATAGAAGAATTTGCCTAAAATCATCTCGTGGCTAGATATGTTGTATTTTATCTCCAGCCAACATATACCAATAACACAATACTACTATGGCTACACACACACTTACATACGATGACGTGGGCAAAGTCCGTCGTATTATTGATATGGAACGATACAATGGCCGTGTCAATATTGCTACACCCACCGATCCCGACGCCAAATTTAAGATGTTTGAAAAAATCAATGCGCGCAACACATCGGGGACATATTACGACGCATTGGTGGGAAATTGGGAATGGAATACTTTAGCGAATGTATTTTTTAGTGGGGAGAATATCCAAATTATTCAGAATGGTATCCGCGCGGGGGTGTACAAGATGTCGGAGAACAAAATTGTGGTTCCGAACCAGAACATAGATACGCTGAAGGTGATTATGCGCAGCACGTATTTACAGTATGCGGAACATTACCCTGATAAAATCACGGAACAGGTGGAACGCCTAAATAATATTGTGTTGGAATACGCCGTTCCGGCGGTCTATGGGGAGGCAGTGGGATATATGAAATATGTTATGGACCAGAGTACACTCGTGGTCCCAATGGAACCGCCGTTAAATCACGACCGGCAATACAAACAGTTGGAGATTAAACGATTTTTTTAGGGAGGGGCGAAGCCCCATCTAGGTGGAGGGGAGATATCTTCCAGGCTACTACTTTTCTATAGGATAACAATTATATCCTATAGGAAATTACATTTTTTGAAAATAGACATGATGTTTTTGTATTATTTCTGTTTGAATAGTATAGTTATTACAAATGTCGGAGGGAGGTAAAACTATTTTACTGATTATTGATCCACAACGGGATTTTACGGATGTTAATGGGAACGGCCAACCCGCCGGTTCTTTAGCAGTTGACGGTGCGGCTGACGATTATATAAGAATAGCAAGATTAATTAATGAGTATGCAAGTCAAATAGATGAAATACACGTATCTTTAGACACACATACTGTGAACCATATTGGACATTATGGGTATTGGAAAGTACAAAAAAAAGGCTCTGGAGAGTTTACTGACGCAATAAATATAGAGAATAATACAGAATGGCCACTATTAAGTATAGATGAAAAGAGTGGTATTATTACAAATATAAACACAGGTGATGTATATAAACCGAGAAAAGAAGATCTAATCGACTATACGAAGAAGTATTTATTAAAACATAACGAAAAAAAAGGTGTATCTGTTATTTGGGCAAAACATTGTATTGAAAACACAGAGGGTCATAAAATAGCGGATACAATTGTAAATGCTTTAGAAAAATATAAAAAAATTAATACAACCGGAATTGTAAAATACCATATTAAGGGTCAAAATGAATTGTCTGAGATGTATAGTATTTTTGGTGCGGTCGTTCCTGTAGAGGATATTGACAATACAAAAAATGATAAATCCATTTGTTATTCTGGACCCAATACAGATAAGTATGATAAAGGTAAAGGTTGTGATAGTTATGAGGAAGTAATAAAAAAAATAAATTTAGAAACAGGATTGAACACAGATTTAATGGAAAACATACTCAATGGTGGTAAAAACAGAGTATTTGTTTGTGGAGAAGCGCGAACGCATTGTGTGAAGAGTTCTATGGAACATTTAATACAGTATAATAATGTAAAAGGGTATGAAACAAAAAATATTATTTTGTTAAAAGACGGGTCTTCGCCGATACCTACTTTTAAGGATGATCTTATAAATGAACCAGACGCATTAGGCTACGTGACAGCTAATGGAGGACAGGAAGTAAATATAATGCTTAATAAAAATTTTTCCCCTGCGCTAACTCAATTTTTTGAAGACGCTAAAACTGGCGGTAAAAGAAGAAGAAGAACTCGCAAGAATAAACGCGCTAAACTCGGTGGATCTCGTCGTCAAAAGAAGCAACGAAGAACACGTCGTCAACGATAAAACACTTAATGGCTATTCTCCATTTCTGTGCCTACCGGGGCTCACCAGTACAGTACATCGGTTTTTAATATCAACTTTCGTGTGAACCATAATAATTATATTCACACGAAACATTTACCGTCTTCTTTTCTGCGTCTTGCGTTTATTTGTTCTGCGTTTTTTCGTCGCAGATTTGCACGACACTTGTTTTATTTGGTGGTTCTGAATAACAATACATTTCCGACTATGTTTGACTTGAATAGATCCGGTTTTATTGCGTCGGAACTGCTGGTTTGGACCGCCGTGGCATGGATAAGCAATCAGACTTTCACCGTTCTTCTTTTTTCCACCAGGAACATCCAAACATAAGGGTTTTCCTTTATCTCCAAAATTTCCTAAACGAATAGGGCGATAAGACATAATATACAGTACACACAGAAAAAATCATTCAAGCTGTACTCGTTCAAAAACCCGTATGAAACGACAAACTCTCCGACGCCGCCGTCAGTCTCGCTTCCGTTTCTAAATGCGCTTTCAACTCCACATATCCACCCAAAAACTCGCCCTTATAAAACACCATCGGAAAGGTACGATACACACGATGTGTATACGCTTTGATTGCCTCCAGAAATTCCGTTTTGTTTTGTTCCAAATAATCATCGCATTCCACCAAGAAAAACCCAATCCCGTTATCAATCAGCGCCCGTTTCGCGCGGTCGCAATATACACAGCCAGACTTAGTATATACAGTATAAGTGTCTTCGCAGGGAGGAGCAATTTCCATTGTATTGTATTGTGTAGTTGGTTGGTTGTATGTAATAAACACTATTTATATTGTTCATTACATTATGTTATTTGTTATTTGTTTGATACTATAGACCATACAATATCACGACATTGGACCATCATATCGTATTTTACAGAATAATTACCTACACCACCACAAAAATGGACAATGTGTTTGATGTTTTGAATACTTTGTTCTATTTCATAACGAGTGGTAAAATAAGCTTGCATTTTCGTAAACGCCATATTGTTTTTGTAAGCGTGATAGTTCAAATACGGTTGGTCAAACACTTCGTTCATTAACTCTTTTCGTTCAATCGCGTCTTTGCGAACAGTATCAAATAGATACCGTATCATGGGAATATTGCGGAAAAGTAAAATACCGGAAGAAAATCCAAGGGTATTCCCGAGCTCTTGTTTTTCTGTGTCTGAGAACAGTTTGCCTCCCCAATATTCGTGCGTTATCATACCTTCTTCTAACGCATACAACTGTTCGGATTGACATACCGCAAACACATCGCATAAGTTGCCAAAAACTAGAATGTCGGTATCTAAATATAATATTTTTTCGTATTTTTGTATGTTTGGAATATAAAACACATCATATCGCGCCATACACGCGTTTTCTTTCGTCGTATAATCATCATTGACGTAAATATGGATGTATTGGGGGTTGTATAATTCGTTTGACACTATAGTGGAAGCATATTCGGAAGTGGTGTATATTACGATTTCATACTCTCCACTCTGTATGCTTCCGTAAATGAATATGCTTTCTAACAATAAAAATAGCAAATGTACATAATCGGGATTGTAAAACACACTACAGAATACACAATTCATACAATGTATTTGTTTGAATGGTGTATTTATATACATACATTTTTCATTTCTCATAAACAACCGACGCGATTACGCCAATGGAGGATTGTTTTGATTATACAGTTTAATGGAATCCGGTCCGTTGGGAAAAACTTGTGGTGTACTGCCATTCATGATTTGGGCGGCGGAAACCATACCCCCCACTCCACCCTGATTAACCACCGGATTGTCGTATAGTCCGTTTCCTAAAATAGTGCTATAGGCCGACGCCATTACTCCGGCGGGGTTCAACCCTCCTCGCATCTTCTTGGTTCCGCGTTGACGGCGTTGGCGTTGTTGTTTTTTTCCACCTCCCTTCACCATATTCATACCAATGGGTATATCGGGCAAAGTGCGACTGCCGGCCGCCATGTGTGTGGGATCGTTTTGGAACGTATTTTGGGGATAAAAATGTCTGTCCGCCAATCCAGAAAAACTGGGCGCAAACGTGCTACTACCCCCCTTCATTCCGCAACCGCACCCACCCCCTGAACGCTTGCGCGATTGTTTTTGGCGTTGCTGACGCTGGCGGCGTTTCGTCTTTCCTCCGCGTTGTTGGCGTTGCTGACGCTTCTTGTGTGATTTGGACATTTGTCGGTGTGCTATACATAATACACATAAAAAAGGAAATACCGAATGAGAACACTATTCTCTTTCTTCTTACCTCTCTTCCTCTTCTTCCTAAACCAGCGTGTATGCTCTTACCTGGAAAATATCATCTGTGTGCGGGGTCATCCGTTTATTCAATATCCACGTGTGTAATCATATGTCTTCGGCAACACATATTGTGTAATCCCAACTGGTCAAGGACTACGCCTTCCGCCGTCTTCTCCGCATTTTTGTTCGTCAAATACACCACACGCTCGGGGTTTTGTCCGCGTCCCAATTTGATTTTACGGACTTCTTCCTGGTAAAATCGGTATTTATCGGCTAAAACATTTCCGCAAGTGAAGCATTTGATGGGAATAATCATTTTGTCAGTATCAACGATTGTATAACTTGTATATAGTTTGTTTATATTCTTGTGGATTTGAAATCAATTTTTTGGTTTTTTATGTTTATGTATTATAAGAACATACGCTAGACAAATGAATATGAAATCAGAAACAATAGGGACGATGCTATTTTTTATTGCGATTATTTTGGGGAGTTTGGCAATATCGTTTAGCATTCGTCAATGGAATGTTTCCCGGGAAGGATTAATTACCACGGTACCTTTACCCGAAAGAGGGCTTCCTGAAGGCTACTACATGGTGGGAACAGATAAAATGGCAAAAATACCATACGGGTATCAGTTGGACCCAACTGACACAACTAAAAAAACAATCATGCCTTCCACTCAATCCAATTTTTTTAGAGCGACACCTGTTAAAATTCCGTCCACTGGAATTCCAGACGGGTATTATATGGTAAGTGCTGGGTTTATGGCGGTATTGCCGCCCGGAATGAAACCGAAGATTAGGTCCATTGATGCGGCCGGAGTAATGACTTATGATACTGGATATATAAACGAAAACGATTATTACGCATTGAGTTTACCTATTCCAGATAAACCAGGAACTACTCCTCCGGAAAGGGTGAAAGTTCCCCCTCCCGGAACGTATTTTAATGACAAGGGAGGATTGTCTATGCTACCATATGGAACGATTGCCAACACACTAGCGAATGGAACCAATGCGGAAGGAACAAACGGAATTGGGTATTCGGAAAACAAAGATTTGATTTTAAGTAAATTAGACCCCAAATATAAAGAAAATGCGGTTCGATTTGATGCGGATGATTTAGATATACAATACCACGATACGGCGGAAAACATTTTGAAACAGAATGATGTAGATGAAAATGTGAGTTATGGCGCCATTACGGTGCGCGACAAAGATGGCAATTTAATTGTCTTGCCGCGCAATAACCTACAGGGAGACATAACTTTTTTGACACCCGGGTCATTCAAATATCAGTCTACCAATTATGTTCCCAATTACGAGGATAGCGTGTTTTTGAGCCGTGCGACATATGTACATACGTATAGCGGATACGAACCCACGGATGTGAAAAAAGGATTTTGTGAGGCGTATAAGGGAGACCAAGAGAAATTAGAAGCGTTATGTAATGACTTACCTCCCGATGCGTGTGCGTCTTCTTCGTGTTGTGTCTTGTTGGGCGGGGCGAAATGTGTGAGTGGCAAGGCGACGGGTCCCATTAATCGTTCTCACTATGGCGATCTTCTGTTGCGAAATAAGGATTTTTATTATTACAAGGGTAAATGTTATGGCAATTGTGCGAATGAAGTCTAGACGGGGTTGTTTTTATTTTTATTTTGTTTTTGTGTGTGTTTTGTTTTTTGTTTTGTGTTTTATGCGGATAAAATACAAAACGTGTCAGTCGCCGATTTATTCGTCGACACGAGGGGTCGAGACAGTAGACGATGTGGTAGAATGTTTTTCTTTACTCTCGGTCGCACATTTCTCCAAATATTTTTTATATTCATCGTATGCGCCGGGGCGTTTGTATACGTCATAAAAGGTTTTCGGAAATATTTCCACAGCAAGGTCCTCCAATTCCTTTTTTTGTTCTTCAGACAGCATGATATCGACGGAGTTTCCCATATTTCTTGTTTGTTGAGTAGTTATTTATTTAAACAGTTTGATTTAGATTTGTAGTTTATTGAAATACGAAATAAACATTTCAATTTTTTATTATACGTTTATGGTTTCCGCCGGATTTCACGTTTGTCCTGGATTTATAATCATATAAAGACATAACACATAAAAGAATAACTATGACATTATCTCCCAATACCCATCATGAATACAATGCCATTGTTGCAACCAATGACGACAATATTATCGGCATCAACGGCGCCCTTCCATGGCATATCCCTGAAGATTTAGCACGGTTTCGCAAACTCACACAACATCATATCCTTGTAATGGGGAGAAAAACATACGACAGTCTCCCGAAACGTCCCCTTCCCAACCGAATACACATTGTATTAACGCGCCAACCACAACCGTCCCCCACCACCCTTGCTCATTCCCATTTACACACACTCTTATCTTCTGGGGCTGCTACCATATACACCAACTATGAACACGTAGATCAATGGATTTCCTATATCCAATCGGGATTAGAAGTTCCCAAAAAAGTATTTGTCATTGGGGGAGAAGAAATCTTCCGTCTTTTTCTCCCTTTTTGTTCTACTCTTTATTTAACCCTTGTTCGCCAACCCATTGCCGTTCAGGAGGGAACAGACACCGTTGCTCGGTTTCCTACCATCGGGGACGATATCCTGTATGGTAATACACATGTTCTGAGCGAGGAAATTCGGGAGAAAACGGATACTACCCCGGCGTATCATTTTATTACAATGACGGTTGTCCAAATTAGTTCTTCATTGTTGTAGGTAAATTGTCTGGCAGTTCTGTGGTGGGTGGTTATAAAAAAGTGTCCGCATTGTAATTGGCGCGATGGCTTTGTCGGTGATATTCCCCCTGTCCCCAATGGTCATAATTGCCTTTCCCGTCTTCCACCGCCAACATAGGAAACATTAATGCTCGCTGGTCGGTGAGTTTGGTTAACGTCCAATCGGGGTTGAAGGGCGCAAT